TGGAAAAAAGAATCAATATTGGGGAACAAGGGCCGGCAGATCAAGTTACTGGATACCGCAAACAAATTTACATAGCATGAAGGATTTACTCGATGCTGCTTAAATGGAAGCTTCAGCTTGAAATTAGCCGTGATAAAAAATTATCTGATGGTGCTAGACGTGTAGCTATGGAGTTATTGAATTGTTTAAATCTACAAACTAAACAATGTAATCCTAGTTATAATTACCTTGCTCGCAAATCGGGGTTGTGTGTCAGGAGTGTAAAGTATGGCATGAAACAATTGATTGCGCACAGGTATGTTGTCATCATGTTAAAGAGCCATCAAGGGTTATCAAATTGGTATGGATTTAACTTTAACCTAGTGCAAGATGATGCATCAAGGGGTGCAAAATCACGTCAAAAGGTAGTGCATGAGATTGCACCCAAAACTATTAAAGAAACTATTAAAGAAACACCGAAAGAATTTGAGAATGAAAAGGTAAAAAGTTTAATAGGATTTGCTAGTAAAATGATGTCTGTTGATAGGTCAGGAAGGACTTCATACAGAGATACAGTTCAGGGTAAAAAGTCTAAAAAAGGTTCGCTAGAATATGCTGTGGAGTACATGGGTAGAAATTGGTCTAAACATTATTCACGGGAATACTGGGGTGATTTACAAGGGTATTTATTATCTGATAACCCACAACAGGTTGAGTGGGCTTTAAAAGAATGTAATCAAAGGATTTATGGCAGAAGTTACGCCTAAAGATTTAATGGTGGCATTTCAATCTGCTGCACGTACTGATCGTAGACTTCCTCATTGGATGAAGAAGCAAAGTGTAACAGCATGGTTTGATGTTAATACATTACAGGATGCTAAATTAGCCTATGGATATCATGATGCAGAATATACAGTTCGTTTAAGTACAAGTGCTGTAAGCTTATGGGAATTATGTATTTACTTGTTTCTGTTAATGCCTGATGTTGATATGCGTAGATTAGTTTGGGCAAGAGCAAATAATTTTGGCTGGAAAGAACTATCAAGACGTTTTGGTTATCATCGTTCAACAGTTTATAAAAAGTATTTATTGTCTTTGTACTTGCTGTGTGATGATCTTGATAAAGAAAAAAATAAAAAGACTAGACAAAAACTACAACAATTACTAAATATATGATTATAATTGCTGGCCTTTCGTTTGTTTATTATGGTTGGTAGACCTTTAAAGAAAATTCCTTGTGGTGCTAGAAGAAAGTATGATGGCAATCCTTGTCAAGCTAAAGCATTGTTTAATGGTAGATGTAAACTACATGGTGGCATGTCTAGAGGACAAACAACGATAGAAGGTAAACGTAAAGCATTAAGTAATTTAAAGTATTTTAAGAACAATCCTGAAGCATTGGACAAGTACATAGATGAAAAGATCCGAACAGATTATTGATAAGATTGTTGAGCAACTACAACTTGGTGAACCATTATCAAGGATATGTAGGCACAAAGATATGCCTAGTTCAACATCATTTAATAACTGGACAAGGAAGGACATGAAGCTTGCTGAACGTGTGTTAACAGCACGTAAGGAAGGTGCAATGGCTTGGTATGATAAATCAATTGAGTTGATTGAGAATCCTGAACCAACACAAATGCAAGTAGTTCGTGAACAACTGGCTCATATCAGATGGATGTGTAAATCAATGATACCAAGTCTGTTTAGTGAAAAGCTACAACAAGAAGTGAAGCAAGATACGACAATTAAGATTGAGTTCAGTAATGATATATCTGATCCCTTAACTGTTATTGATCATGATGATGGATTGGATAAGATAGGTAAATAGTTACTTATTATGGCCGGCGCATTGCCAGCCTTGCGGGCGCATTATGAGGTTCTTTGATCCTACATCTTGTGGTTAGTGTGTACATACTGTGTATCACCCCCAGTTTTTGTTTGTTTTCTGCGGTTTCCGTCAGGTTCATGATCTGACTACTACAGATATCAGCCATTTTCTGCCGCTAGATATAGATTAAGTGTTTTAAAGGTATACCCCATATTTAGTGGTACTCAGGCCCTATACCCCCAAAATCTAGTGGGCGAGTGGTATATCGTTTAAGCATGGGATTAATGGAGCCACATGGACATAGTTAGTAAAACATTAGAAATTACAGACCAATTAAGCTGTATTATTTCTTACGACACAAAACAAAAGATGGTTTGGGCTACATTTACTGGATTAAAAAATGAGGAAGAAGTTAAAAAGTGGGCTGGTATTTTTTTAGAACAAACACAAAATGACATTGGTCTTTTTAAAGATTTAATCGACAACCCCATTAATTAGATGCCAGTAATAAAAATACCGTATCATCCACGTAAAGAACAAATAGAAATACATAAGGCATTAGATACGAATAGGTTTGTCGTTATTTCCATGCACAGGCGTGGAGGTAAAACAATAGCGGCTCTAGTACACTTAATTAGGGAAGCACTACGGTCTACAGATAAAATGGCCCGTATGGCTTTTATTAGTCCAACACAAATTCAGGCCCGAAGGGTAGCGTGGGATTATTTAAAAAACTTTTGTAAAGATATACCGTATGCAAAATTTAATGAAACGGAGTTATCAGTAACCTTTGCACATGGGCCAAGAATTATGTTACTGTCTGGTGAATCACCGGATGCCTTGAGGGGTTTAGCATTATCGTTTGTTGTCATTGATGAAACGGCACAACAATCAGATCAATTATTTGGAACAATTATTAGACCGGCTATTGCGGATAAAAAAGGAAAAGTTTTATTTATATCAACACCGAAGGGTATGTCGTATTTCCATGAAGTATATGAACATGCAAGAATAACAGACGGCTGGTTTTGTAAAACATATAAGAGTTCTGAAACAGGAATATTAGATCCAAAAGAATTAGCAGATGCCCGTGCTTCCATGTCGGAAGATGCGTTCATGCAAGAGTTTGAATGTAGCTGGGATGCAAACGCTGGTGGATCTGTCTACGGCCCATTAGTTAATGTGTTATCAGATAAGAATCATATTACTAAAGTGCCTTACGATCCTAGTGTTAAAGTAAACATTGCGGTAGATTTAGGCTTTCATGATTATACCAGTATTATTTGGTTTCAAAAGATTGGTAGATCCGTATCTATTATTGATTGTTATGAAGCGAACGGTGAAGCGCTAGATCATTATGTTAAGATTATAGAAGAAAAAGATTATTTTTACGATAAAAACGGAATGTTCTTTCCCCATGATTTGGAAGTAAAAGAACTATCTACCGGTGTAAGTAGAAAAGAATATTTATATCAGCTTGGTATACGGGCAACGGTTATTCCGAAGATGCCGCTAGAAGATGGGATTGAATCGCTAAAGATGCTTCTTCCTCGCTGTTATATAGATGCTGATAACTGTCAACCATTGTTAAATGCGTTACGACAATATCACCGTGCATGGGATGAACGTGCAAGAAGATATCGGGATAAGCCCGTACATGATTGGTCAAGTCATATGTGTGATGCTGCACGTATAATGGCACAATCAATTAATAGAAACACCGAACAAATAGAAGCACCACAACAAATGGCGCAAGATGTTTACAACCCGTTTGATAAAAACAAACAAACAATAGGAATACGATAATGGGATTTTTAAAACCACCACCAATGCCAGCACCGCCGCCAGCGGTAAAGCCATTGCCTGAAATGCCTGATCCAACAATAGAAGAAAACGAAGCAGCACAGGAAGCAATGGAAGAAGAAAAGAAATTAGCAAAAAAGAAAAAAGGTAATGCGTCTACTATTCTAACATCACAACAAGGATTAATAGAAGATGCTAATATTGTTAGACCATCATTGTTGAGTTAATTATGGGTGGCGTTATTAAAAAATTTATTCCTAAAACAATAGATGAAAAATATCCTAAATTAAAAACAGCAGTACCTACTGAACCGGTATTAGAACAACCAACAACAAAACCATCAATAACAAAACCAGTAAGTATAAAACCAATGGAAGAAGTTACAGCAACACAAGGCCCGTCAACTACAGAAGTAGACATGGCTTCTGGTATGGATGGCATAGCAGATAGTTTAGAACGTAAAAAAAAAGGTAGATCAAAAACAATATTAACTGGATCACAAGGACTAGGTGATAAAGCAAATACTGTTGCGCCTACCTTGTTAGGATAATTATGAGTGCTACAACAAGTACAGCTAGTAGAGATAGAAATGAAAGACAACAAGAATCTAATAGAAATACAGCAACAGAAATAAAAACTGTTGTTAGTAAAAGATTGGGTTTAAAAACTAATCAAACTGGTGGAAGTAGTACGCAAAAAAAAGATTATGGTGCGTATAATTTAAAAGGCAAAGACATTTATATGTATGGCAATGAAGCATCTGCATACACTAATGAAGAAATGGCTAACAAAAAATTGTTGTCTTACAATGAAAATACTGGCGGATATTCCAATGTTGTTAATGGTAAAATTATATCGAATGCCAATGCTATTAAGTATGGTGCATCTAATAGCGCAATGGGTAGTGGCGATCCAACTGGTGCAATGACAAGCATTCCTATTTCTAGCAAAATGTTAGAATCACAAAACAGAACTAAAGGATTAATATTAGCCGGTCTATCTTTTGCTGCACCACCAATAGTAGGAACACCAATGAGAATTGCAGCTGGTGAAGCGGGTGCAAATGCAGCAAATCCTGAAGCTGCCTACGCAGATTATCGAGGTGGCTTTCAAGCAAAACAAGAAGGCAAACCATATAAAAAGAAAAGAAATGTACAAGGACTTGTTGGGCAAACAATTAGTAACACGTTTAACATGATAACAGGAAAGAAAAAAATTTCCGGTAAATCAACAACGGGTTCAACAATTATTGGAAGTAATTCAGATGAAGGGTTAGGAAACTAAATGGAACGACAAACAGAAAAACAGCGATGTGCTAGACTAATAGATCGTAAGCATAAGCTGATTGCAGAACGGGAAACATGGGAAGAACATTGGCAAGATGTTGCAGACTATGTTTTACCACGAAAAGCTGACATAGAAAAAACTAGGACAAAAGGCGACAAGCGAACAGAATTAATATTTGATGCAACCGCTATACATGCTCTTGAGTTATTGTCAGCTTCATTACATGGTATGTTAACAAATAGTGCAAGTGCGTGGTTTGCATTAGCATACAAAGATAATTTTTTAGATACAGATGATACAAGTAAAGAGTGGTTAGAATCCGCACAAGAATCAATGTACGTGGCTTTCTCACGTTCAAATTTTCAACAAGAAATACATGAATTTTATTATGACTTAGCAAGTTTTGGTACAGCTTGTATGTTTGTTGAAAGTGATCCGGATAATGTCATGCGTTTTTCAACAAGGTACGTAAAAGAATTTTGTGTATCAGAAAATGCAAAAGGCATTGTTGACACCGTATACCGTGAATTAAAAATGTCAGCACGTCAATGTATTGAAAAATTTGGTGAAGATAAAGTAAGTCAACGTGTGTTACGAATGATGGAAAAAGATCCATACGAAGAAGTTAAAATAATGCACGTTGTTATGCCACGTAGTGATAGAGATTACACAAAAAAAGATTCTATCAATAAACCATTTGCTTCTATCTACTGTGATATAGAAGATAAAAAAATATTAAGTGAAAGCGGATATGACGAATTTCCGTTTATGGTAAGCCGGTGGTTAAAAGCTTCTAATGAAGTTTATGGCCGTTCCCCAGCTATGACCGCATTACCAGATATTAAGATGTTAAATAAAATGTCTGAAACAAGTATTCGTGCAGTACAAAAACAAGTTGATCCTCCGCTGCTTGTTCCGGATGATGGTTTTATTTTACCAATACGTACTGTTCCTAGTGGATTAAACTTTTACCGTGCTGGATCTAGAGATCGTATTGAACCATTAGTTACAGGTGCTAATACAATGTTGGGCCTAAACTATGAAGAACAAAGACGTGAAGCAATACGTCAAGCATTTTATGTTGATCAATTAATATTAACACAAAATCAAAACATGACCGCTACAGAAGTAGTGCAACGTAATGAAGAAAAAATGCGATTGCTTGCACCGGTTCTTGGTAGATTACAATCTGAATTATTACAACCGCTTATAACTAGAGTGTTTAATATTATGTTGCGTGAAGGACAACTACCAGAAGCGCCACCAATATTACAAGGTCAACCAATTGAGATTGAATATGTATCACCATTAGCAAGGGCGCAACGTCAAAGTGAATTACAATCTATTTTACGTTCACTTGAAATTGCAATGCCATTAGCAGAAACAACAAACATTATGGATCATTACGATATGGATCAATTAATGAAACATGCTGCTAATATTTTAGGTGTACCTTCTAAAGTGTTGAGATCAAGTCAAGAAGTAGCAAACATGCGCCAAGAACGACAAGAGCAACAACAACAAGCAGCAGAAATGCAAGAAGCACAACAAATGAGTGAGGTAGCTAAAAATGCTGCGCCAATGATTAAGGCGGTAGAATGACACCTGAACAAGTAGGTGAATTACGAAAATATTATCAAATAACTTTTGGATCAGAAGAAGGGAAGCAAGTTATTAAAGATTTAGAATTGCGTTGTCATTTTTTAGCGACAACACATACGAAGGGTGATGTTAATGAAACAGCATTCTTAGAAGGACAAAGGTCTGTTCTTTTATTTATCAAGGGGATGTTAAAAGAACCAAATAAACAAATACAAAAAGAAATGAAGGAAAACAATGGCTGAAGAATTACAGGCAACTCAATCGGAAACGGCAACTGAATCTGCGCAACCGACAGCAACGGAAGCACCACAAACTTTTGTTGATACATTAGATGAATCAATACGTGGTGAACCATCATTAAAAAATTTTAACGATGCAAACACATTAGCAAAATCTTATTTGTCAGCACAACGAATGATTGGCTTAGATAAAATTGCTATACCAAATCAAAATTCAACACAGGAAGAATGGAATGCAGCTTACAATAGTTTAGGTAGACCATCTACTCCAGAAGAATATGGATTAAATTATCCTTCAGAAAATGAAAATGATATAGCACAAGTAAAAGAGTTTGGTAACGTGGCCCACACACTAGGGTTAAATGCAAATCAAGCTAAAGGCATTTTAGATTTTTATTCTAATATGCAAAATCAATCAGTAGAAAGTTTGTCTGCAAATCAAGAAATATTAAAACAACAAACAGAAACTGAACTAAAAAAAGAATATGGAATGGCATACCCAGAAAAAATAAATAAAGCTTCACAAGCAGCTAGAACTTTTGCTAATGAAGAAATATTTAATTTGCCATTACAAGATGGAAGATTGCTAGGTGATCATCCTGAAATAGTAAAAGCTTTTGTAAAGATAGCGGAATCTATGTCAGAAGATAAACTAGTAGGCGAAACACAAGGTGCTTTAACACCAAATGAAGCACAAAAAGAGATTGGCGAATTAATGAAAGAAGGAAGTCCGTACTGGAATGCGGCACATCCTGATCATAAAAAATTCGTTAATGATGTTTTTGCTTTACGTCAAATGGTAACACCAGAAGCGTAACGTAAAAAAAAAATTTCAAGCAACTGCGCAAGCAATTTGAATTGACAGTAGGAATAAGACTACCGCTGATCAAGCGTTAATGAAGGTAAATCTACATTGTAGGCAACTTATCGAAACTTTTAACTTTGACAACTATAGGAGATAATATGTCAAATCAAATAACTACAGCTTTTGTACAACAGTATTCAAACAATGTACAAATGCTATCACAACAAATGGGTAGCCGTTTGCGTGAAGCTGTGGATGTTGAAAGTGTAACAGGCAAAAATGCTTATTTCGATCAAGTAGGTTCAACTACTGCACAATTGAGAACAAGCAGACATGCTTCTACACCCCAAGTAGACACACCACATTCTCGTAGACGTGTTAGTCTAGCTACTTACGAGTGGGCGGATCTTATTGATGACGCTGACAAAGTAAGAATGCTGATTGATCCTACTTCTTCTTATTCTAAAGCAGCAGCTGCGGCAATGGGTAGAGCAATGGATGATGTAATAGTTACTGCATTAGGTGGTAATTCATTCTCAGGGGAAACAGGTTCAACAACTGTTGCCCTTCCTTCAACTCAAAAATTTGCAACATCAAACCAATCAGATGGTTTAACTGTAGCTAAACTTCTTGATGCGAAGAAAAAAATGGATTTGAAAGATGTTGATCCAAGCATAGCAAGATACATTGTATGTGGCGCACAACAAATTTCAGATTTATTAAACACAACTGAAGTGAAATCATCTGACTTCAATACAGTTAAAGCGCTAGCTCAGGGTCAAGTAGATTCTTTTTTAGGTTTTAAATTTATTATGTCTAACAGATTAAGCTTTGATGCAACTAATACGGATGACAGACTAATTTTTGCTTTCACTAAAGATGCGGTTAAACTCGCAATCGGTAGTGATATAGGTTCTAAAATTTCTGAACGTGCGGATAAATCATATAGTACACAAGTGTATTTTTCTATGGATATCGGCGCAGTAAGAATGGAAGAAGAAAAAGTAGTTCAAATTCCGTGTAACGAATAGGAGGGTTAGGATATGGCTAGTGTAAAAAGTGTTGCAATAACAAATCTTGATTCAGTTCCAAGCGTAATGGGTGATGGAGGAAACTTATCACCAATGATGGTTTGGCACGATACCTATGAAGCTTCTTCTTTAGCAAGTGGCTCTGACATCACAATCGCAAAAGTACCGGCTGGTGCAACAATTCATGATGTAATCTTGAAGTGTGACGCACTTGGTGGTTCATCTACTTTAAAAGTGGGTGATGCGGGTGATGATGACAGATACCTTGCTGCTGTAGGCACATGGAATGCGGCTGGGCAAGTTCAATCTATGCTTGGTGGTTCTACTGCTGCAAATACCGCAGTAGCTGGATTAGGTTACAAAGTAGAAGATGCTACAAATATAAAAATTACAACTGGTGGCGCAACCATTAGTGGTAGTATTTATTGCTGGGTATACTACACAAAATAAATAACTTGGGGGGGATCATTCCCCCCTTTTTTTTTACAAAGGAAAAATAATGGCTAAAAATAGTTTGTACGGCAATATTAACAAACGCAAAAAAGCGGGATCGAGTAGACCTAAATCTAAATCAACAATTAGTTCTAAAGCATATGCCAACATGAAAGCTGGCTTTCCCAAAAAGAAAAAAACAATAATAGGTTAACATGGCTTCAATAGTAGAAATTTGTAATTCAGGATTAAGTATGCTTGGTGCAAGCACCATTGCGTCTTTAACTGAAGATTCAAAAAATGCACGATTGTGCAACCAACGGTTTGAACCGGTACGTGATGCAGTATTTCGTAATCATTCATGGAATTGTTTAATGAAGCGTGCTTCTATTGCAGCAGATTCAATAGCACCAACTTGGGGATGGACAAAAGCATATACGTTACCGTCTGATTGTTTGCGTGTAATGAAATTAGAAAGTGATGATCCTGTTCTTAGTTCTGAAATAGAACATAAATTAGAAGGTAGAAAAATTGTAACCAATGAAGGTTCACCATTAAAAATATTATACATAGCAAGAATAACAGATCCCAATGAATATGATGTGTTATTACAAGAAGTTTTAGCAACAAGATTAGCAGCAGAATTAGCGTATGCAATTACTGCGTCTACATCATTGTCGCAAATTATGATGGCAGCGTATCAAGATAAATTGCGTGAAGCAAGACATGCAGATGCAACCGAAGGATACTTTGATCAAATAGAAGCCAATACATTTATAAACAGTAGGTATTAAAACATGGCAAGAGTATCTTTTGCTTTTAGTAATTTTACGGCTGGTGAATTATCACCACGTCTTGATGGTAGAACAGACATTAATAAATATTTTAATGGCACAAAAACGATGGAAAATTTAGTTATCCATCCTCATGGTTCAGCAAGTAGACGTAGTGGCACAAAATTTGTTGCTGAAGTAAATACTAGTTCAGCAAGTACACGTATTATTCCGTTTGAGTTTTCAACAACGCAAACATATATTTTAGAATTAGGTAATCAGTATATGCGCTTTTATAAAGATGGCGGATATATTACCGAAGCTAATAAAACTATTACGGGTGCAACACAAGCTAACCCATGTGTTATTACTTCTAATAGTCATGGATATTCTAACGGGGATGAAGTGTATATTGCTTCTGTTGTTGGAATGACAGAATTAAATAATAAAAGATATTTAGTAAAAAATAAATCAACAAATACTTTTGAATTAACAGATATAGACGGCAACAATATTAATAGTTCTTCTTTTACAGCTTATAGTTCTGCTGGTACGGCTGCAAGAATTTATGAAATAGCAACACCGTATGAAACGGCAAATATTTTTGATGTTACTTTTGCACAAAGTGCGGACACAATGTACTTGGCTCATCCATCATATTCTATACGTAAATTAACACGTACAGGGCATACGTCATGGACATTAGCATCGCCAACAATAACAACGTCAGCAGATGTTGCTGTTAGTGGTGTAACAAAAGCAAATCCAGCAGTTATAACTACGTCAACTAATCATGGATATACAGAAGGTCAATTTGTAACTTTTTCTAACATTGGTGGAATGACACAATTAAATGGAAATATTTACAAAGTTGGTACAGTAGGATCTTCAACATCATTTAATTTATTAGATACAGACGATAACAATGTTAATTCATCTTCATATGGTACGTTTAGTGCTGGTGGTAGTGATACAGTTAATAAATTAACTACTCCATTATTTAATGTATCTGCAAATAATTATCCATCTACAGTAGCATTTTTTGAAGAACGATTAGTTTTTGCTGGCACAAATAATAATCCGCAAACAATATTTTTTTCTAAATCTGGTGATTATGAAAATTTTACATTAGGCACAAATGCTGATAGCGCAATGATATATACGATAGCATCAAATCAAGTTAACGCTATTCGGTATATGTCATCACAGCGTTCATTAATTTTAGGAACAACTGGTGGTGAATTTATTGTAACAGCTTCAGGATCTTCTGAACCGTTAACACCAACAAATATACAAATAAAAAAACAAGCTAATTACGGCACATCAAAAATACAACCGGCACAAGTCGGAAACGTAACTTTGTTTTTACAAAGGGCCAAAAGAAAAGTTAGAGAATTAACATATAACTATGATTCAGATTCTTATGTTGCTCCTGATTTAACTATATTAGCTGAACACATAACAGATAGTGGTATTAAAGAAATGTCCTATCAACAAGAACCGCACGGTATCTTATGGTGTGTTCGTAACGATGGCCAGTTATGTGGTTTAACATATCAACGTACAGAAAATGTTATTGGATGGCATAGACATATTATTGGTGGTTACGCTGATAGTGGTAAAACAATTATTCAACATGCAAAAAGTTTTACGTCTAATGCATCAAATGTATCTGTTGGTAGTGATACAATAACTATATCATCACACGGTTATTCTACTGGTGATGCTGTTTATTATTATGCCGGATCTAATGTTATTGGTGGTTTGAGTAATGAAAAATTATATTATGTTATTGCGACAAACAGTAATACAATTAAATTAGCAACAACAGCGGCAAATGCTACAGCTGGCACAGCTATTGATTTATATTCTGCACCGTCAACTAATACAACGCAATATATTTATAAAGGTGTAAATATTTATAATAATATTTTGTATTCTGCATCACATGGTTTTTCTACAGGTGATTACATTTATTATAATAATACAGGTACATCTATTGGTGGTTTAACAAACAAACAAAAATACTATATTTTAAAAATTGATAACGATCAGTTTAAATTATCAACAACAGATGATTTTTCTAGTTATGTTAATTTATCGTCTGCTCATACAACTGCACAAACAGATAAAATTTTAGTAGATGCTAAAGTAGAAAGTATTGCAACAATACCTACAGAAAGTAATGAGTATCAAACTTTTATTGTTGTTCAACGATATATAAATGGTGTTACTAGACGCTTTATAGAATTTTTTAATAATTATGATTTTGGTGATGATGTATCTGATGCTTTCTATGTTGATTCCGGCCTTACATATTCTGGTGGAGCAACAACAAGTATATCTGGTTTAGATCATTTAGAAGGTGAAACAGTAGCAATATTAGCTGATGGAGGTACACATCCTAATAAAACTGTATCGAGTGGTTCTATAACATTAGATCGTTCATCAAAAAGTGTTCATATAGGTTTACCGTATACATCTATTTTACAAACTATGCGTATTGAAGCGGGTGCTGAAGATGGTGTAGCGCAAGGTAAAACAAAACGTATTCATGATGTAACATTACGTTTATTAGATACGGTAGGTGTTGAAGTCGGTGGAAGTTTAACAGACATGGAAAATATTCCGTTTCGTTCTAGTTCGTTTCCATTAACTGTATCTATCCCGTTATTTACGGGTGATAAAGATGCAGAATTTAGAAGTGATTACGATAAAGATGGATTTATTTTTTTACGACAAGCTGATCCATTACCATTAACTATTGTTTCTGTTTTTGCTAGGTTAAATACATTTGATGCTTAAACTTATTCCTTTTGAATCAATTCATGCGCAAGTGTTAGTTACAGGTATTATGAATAATAATATTTTAAAACTTGCTGAAAAACATCAACACTTATTAAACAGTTTAGAAGAAAAAAATAAAAGTTTTACCGCTGTTACAGATGAAGGTATTGTTTGTAGTGGTGGTATTGTTCCTGTGTGGGAAGGTGTTTACGAAGGATGGGTGCTAGGTAGCAACTTAATGAATAAACATAAATTATCTTCAGCCCGTGTTATTAAATGGGGTTTAGATAAATTAATTTATGAAAATAAAATGAATAGATTACAAACTGCGGTACTAAAAGATTTTTCTGTTGGTCATCAATTTGCTAAATGGCTTGGTTTAGAAAATGAAGGGTTAATGAAACAATATGGTGTAGACAAAAAAGACTACTACCGATTTGCAAGGATATTTTAATGGAAGCAATACTAATAGCAAGTACAGCTGTTGCTGTAGCTAGTTCAATTAAAGCGGGTAAGACCGCTGAAGCTGCTGGTAAATTTAATGGCACAATACAAGATCGTAATTCAGATATTGCATTAAAAGAAGCAGAAAACGAAGATAATAAATTAAAATTTAACTTAGCACGTTTTGATGATCGCTTTGAAGATTTACAAGCGCAAACAAGAGTAGCGTATAATGTATCTGGTGTACAAACAGACCGTGTTGGCGAAACACCATTATTAGTATTAATGGAAAATGCTGGTGAAGCAGAATTAGAAAAAGAATTTATGACATACAATTCACAGATTGCTAAAGAACAAAAAGAAGAAGAAAGTATTTTATATTCTATGCAAGCTGACTTAGCACGAATGGAAGGTAAGTCTGTTGCTTCTGGTTACTATGCACAAGCGGGCCAAAGTTTACTAAGTGGTGGTAGTTCTTATTATAGTACACAACAAGGAATAACAGCATAATGGCAAAGATACCAGTATATAAATCAAAAGGTGATGTAACAAGTGAATTAGGAAATATTAAATCTAATTTAAAAATTAATCCTAATACAGCTGCTGCGCCATATGCAGCTATGGCTAATTTAGCGGGTAGTGTTCAAAATGTATCGGCAAAATTTTATGCAGCAGAAACTGAAATAAAAAGAAACAATGCTTTAGTTGGTGCAGAAAGTAAATCAGAAAGTGGTTTATTAGATTTACAAACAAAAGCAGAAAACGAATATTCTTATGATGATGGATTACAAAAATTTGTTTCCCAAGCAGATTTACTAAAAACAAGCATACTTAATAGTATTTCTGATCCTGTTGTAAAAAGACGTTTTATTAATTCGTTTAATAAATCTGTACAATCAAAATCAATTAGCATTAAAAATGAAAACCGTGTTCGCATGATAGAAGATTATAAAGCGAAAGACATTGATCAAACAGAAAATTTAATTAATCAAATTACTAAAGGTAAAAATTCTTTTGAAATAGAAACTGCTAAAATAGCATTATTTGGTAATGATAAAATTGCGGGTATTTTTGAAGCCGGTGTTGGTCTTGGTATTTATGATGCAGATAAAGCAGCTAAATTAGAATTAGCAGCAAAACAACGTATTGATAAAATTAATGCCACACAAGATATTTTAGCTGATCCAATTAAAGCTAAATCACAATTGTATGATGATGTATCTTATCCAAACTTAAAAGAAGAAATACGTTTATCTTTAATTGAAAAAGCGGATAGAAAAATTGAAGGTGATATTGCAGAATACAATAGATCAGAATCTAAAAAAGAAAAGCAAATAGAAAAAGATTTAAAAAAACAGCAATTAGTTAATTACACAAATTTAATGACACGTATTGCGGAATATGAAAATAATCCAAGTGAAGAAACATTTAATAGATTACCGACAATACAAGATTTAGAAACATCAATGGGTATTGATAGACGAGGATTAACAGAAAGCCAATATGATAAAATTTTGGCAAAAGTTACGGATAAAGATATTGATGAAAATAATCCGGCAACATTAGTTGATATTACTGATCGAATATTAAATGCAACATCAGATGATGAATTAGATGCTATTGCCGATGAATTACAAAATGATGCTTTTATTTTTCAAAAATTAACAGCAGAAACTATTGCACAAAAATTAAGTTTAATTAATACGAAAAAAAGTAAGAGTAAAGATTTTGTACGTTATGATAATTCACGTAAACGATTACAAAAAATTGTTGATAAATCAGGAAATATTTTAGCTAAGTTTGATCCAACGTGGAATGCTAGAGCCGGTGCAGCATTAGAAGAATTTGATCGTTTGTATATGCAAGGGTTTACTGATTTTGAAGCAATGACCGTAGACATATTAACACGTACACTAACAATTGGTTCAGGTGATTTTGCTGTTAACATGGGTATATTTACAACACCGGTGTGGGGTGTAAAAGGTAAAGTCGCAAAAGATTATACCATGCAAGATATTAAAGATGCTAAAGAAGCAACAAAAGTAGCAGCTTCATTAGGATCATCTTATTTAGGAAAAGATTATACTAATGAAATGGCAATTGCAGAATTAGAAAAATTAAATGCAATGGAAGCTATGTTGCAAGCTATACAATTAGTTGATGAAATGAATAAAGATAGTCAAGTGCCAACTGGTGATGATGCTAATGATTCTAAAAATAAAACTAACTCTATGTTTAATTGGTTTGATGGTAACGATGATGAAAAATCAGATAGTGAAAAATTAGAAGATATACAGAATAGGTAAATTATGGAATTAAATAATAATACAATTTTTGATCAAAATAATCAAACAGCTGATACTAATGAAAATGTTGTTAGTATGGAAAATGAAAATTGGTATGATCAATTGTATAGTATTACAGCTACAAAAGATGCTGAAGTTAATAATCCCGCTAAAAAAGAATTAGACGAATATCAAAGTATTCAAGCATTAAAAAATTCTGAAAAATTATTAGAAGAAATAAAACAACAACAACCACCTACCGAAGAAGAAAACACCAAAGGATTTTTAGATTACGGTAAAACGGTTCTAGATACCTTTGATAGTGTTTTTGGTTTTGGTGGGGCAAAAGATCAAGGCATGATGCTATCTTTATATGAAGGCGGCGTAATGGCTGGTGATTTAACAGAACAATTATTTGATTATCGCATTGGGCCTAAAAGAGAAAACCTAGATGCTTTTCGTGCAATGCTTGATGAAGGTAATAAACAAATGTTTGAAAATAGCGAAGCTAGTCCAACAGCATTTAATATATCAAGAGAATTATCAGGGATTGTTGGCCCAGCCGTTCCGACTTATATGACAATAATGAAAGCGCCTTACTTTAAAGAAAAGTTTGGCAAGATAGCAAAACCAATAGCAATGATTATGGCGGAAGCTGTCGGTGCTAGTTTTGGAATAAATCCTAAAGATCCAAACTTAGGTAATATTGCTGCTGAGTTTTTAGATGATGGTAAAATAAAAACTATAGCAGAAATGATAGCTATTCCCCCGCCAAAAGAACATGGTGGTGATTATGAAACTAGAGAAATATATCGTAACAAATTATTAAACATGGCTGAAATAGCCGGTATTGGTGCAAGTTTTGAAGTATTGTTTCCAGCAATAAAAGCAGCGGTAAAATATAAAAAATTTGCTGCTACTACTGCTGCTGGTGCAACTGTAGGTGTTGCAGATGATGCAGAAGCAAAAGCAAAATCATTTAAAGAATTATTATCTTTTTTTGATAACAGTAAAACAGAAGGTGTATTGAAAGAACCACGTCTTGATGTTGATGATACAGTAATGGCGGCTAATAAATTTCCTAACATGAGGGAATGGTATAAAGTACACAAACCAATTGTTGATGAAATATTTGGACAAGATGCACAACTGTTTGAAGATTTATTATCTATTACTTCACAACGTGCAGAAGTTGGTGGTCAAAATATTGATAATGCAATGGCTGCGTATAAAGCTATTAAAAACGGTACACCAATAGATGATCTTCCTATGCTTGATGGCATAAAAGAAAATTTAAAAAGATACGTTAATGATCCAAATGCAAAACCCGCTAAAGGCACATTACGTCAAACAGATGGTAGTTTACCAAGTGGTATAGGATTAGGTGAAACAGCTTTTCTTGGCGGTAATAAAATTCCTAATTTTATGGAAGCAATGCGTGGTCTAGATACTGTTGTTGTTGATAGCCATATGGCTCAAATATTTTTTAATACGTCATCACCAACTAAAGGACAAATACGACAAATAAGAACAACTATTAATCAAGCTGCTAAAAAATTAGGATGGACAGATTCTGAAACACAAGCGGCTGTATGGGCATTAAATTTTGTTCGACAAGGAACAGATATTAATGATATAGACAGTTATGGAAAAGCCATTACAAGAAGAAGGGAAGAAATTGAAAGCTTCGTCAGACAAATTAACCCCAACCAAAGCGTTGAATCTAGCGGAACAGCTAATGTCCGAACTAAACCCCAACAAGAACAATGGGGGGATACAATCAGAGGTGAAGGAACAGACACAATCAAAGTTGACCAAACTTTCGCCGGAACAGGAAATGAAACTCAAACTTTCTTTTCTTCTGTAACTAAAGGTGATGCTGGCGCATCAGAAATACCATACAAACCAGTTTTACAATTAGATAATATACAAGGTTACGTTGATTCACGTTCTGCACATCGTGGTAATTTTGATGATCATATAGCAAAAAGTATTCCAGCATATGATGATGTACAAAATGTTGTTGGTGCAGCAATTGCTAAAACATATCAAAATGCTGACGTATTAGATATCGGTGCTTCTGAAGGTTCATGGGGTAAAGCTATTACTGAACAATCTAATGGTAAAGTAAAAACTGTTAGTTTGGATATGAACCAAGATATGAAAAATAATTTTGATAGTATTAGTCAAGTTGACGGGGCAACCTTTGATCTAAATGCTTTTGGGCCTAATTATAAACCAAAGAAAAAATTTGATGTTATTCATGAAGGCATGGTCTTTCAGTTTATTTCCAATACAAGAAATGCCCAAATTAAAGAAGTTAAACGATTATTAAAAAAAGACGGTGTTTTTGTTACGGAAGAAAAATTTATAACTAATGATTTTAATATTAATGAAGCTAATAAAGATAATTACAAAAGTTTTTATTTTGGAAAAGATGATTTAATAGAAAAAAGAAAACAGATTATTTTATCAGGAGGTCTTGATGAAGTAGAGGGAATGATGGGCAATATGCTTACTCTTGCTGAAATGAACAAAGTATTAAAAGAAAACTTTAAGTTTGTTGTTCAGTTTTGGGATAGTGGAAACTTTAAAGGATTTGCCGCTTCTGATAATAAAAAGAAATTAAACGCATTAATTGATAATATGGAAGATACTCATAGTGAATATTCAACCGTAAGAACCCCAAAATAATTATAAAAAAGACTACACAAAATACAAAAATTTAACTATAACAATATAAAATGCCCGCCAAGTGTGCGGGCTTTTTTTATGGAAAAAACAATATGGCATATTCCAATCCCGACCAAGCAGCTAGTTTACTACAAAGTGATCAAGCTTCTGGTGTACAGGACATTATAAATACAGCAAATAAACCAAATAATTTACCGGAAGAAGTAGAAGTAGCGTCTGCTAGTACAGTTCTAAAAGGCATATTAAAAGGTGGTAAAGAAAGTGATCTTGCTGTTAAGGTAGCTGAAAAAGAAGCAATAAAAAATAATGTTCAAGCTTTAACGGATCAAATAGATGAAATACGAAGTAAGCCTGAATTAACAGATGCTGATAAGTTAGAAATAAATAGACTTAATAGCGAAATAAAAAAACAAAAAAATCAATCATCAAACTTTACAGTTAAAGAAGATGACATTGATGTACCTGTAGAACAAACTGATGAAATAACAGAAAATGCTGATAGCATATGGACAGTTAAAGAATCTAAAACAATAGACTTATCACAACCAACATTAGCTGATGCTAATGATGTATTAACTAAATACAATAAATCAGATATTTTAGATAATGGATTATCTGATTTTAATAGCGGTAAATTTAGTACCGAAGAAGATGTTTTAAAATTAATTGAAGCACAAAGCCAAGTTTATAAAACAACGATGGATGCGGCTAAACGTGCGGAAATGTCTAACGAAGCTACAAGACAATTAGCTGATATACTTGGTATGTCAGAAAAAAAATTAGCTAATAAAATTCTTGGTAGACAACAAGGTGAATTATTTAATTCGGAAACAATGTTGGCTGCTAGAGATTTGCTTGTTACATCAATGACAAAGTTAGACGAATTAGCAAAAGTGGCTGTTAATGGCACAGATGCTGATAAATTAGCTTTTGCCCAGCATATGGCTTTTACAAAACAATTACAGGCCCAAGTCAAAGGCGCACAAACTGAAATTGCTAGAGCTTTACAAAGTTTTAATATTAAAGCTAAAGCTGGTGGTAATGTTGATATAGAAAGTTTTTTAACTTCTGATGTTTTAAAAACAATGGGCGGCGCTGATGAAATATCAGGAATGGCTGATGCGTATTTAAAACTACCTCGTGCAGATCAAAAAGCAAAATTTGCTTCTTTATCTTCTGGATGGACAAGAGGTTTTGATGCTTTGTATGAAGCGTGGATTAATATTCTTTTATCTAGTCCAGTATCACATGTACGAAATATTGTTGGTAATGCTGTTACTACCTATTCACAAGGTTTTGAAAGAGGGTGGGGTTATTACGCTGGTAAACCATTAAACAAATTTTTAAATAAAAATAAAAATGCAGATCAAGGTTTAGCTAAAGGCGAAAACGAAGCAATGGCTTTTGCTATTCGCATGAATTGGTTAAGTAATGTTAAGCTATCTGCACAAGCTTTTAAAACTGGTGATGAATTAGTATCAGGTTCTAAGTTAGAACAAAATTATAGACCAAAAGCTTTTTCAGGTGAAGGTATTGAAAATGCATGGCTGGCTAAATCGGCAAATGTATTTGGTAATATTTTTACTTTAGGCCGTGTACCTACAAAAATGCTGCAAACACAAGATGCTTTTTTTAAAGCACAAGCATATCAAATGGAAGTGTATGCACAGGCATGGCGTAGTGCTACAGAAATGTTAGATAATGGTAAACTTTTACCGGATGAAGCAGCTGATTATATGGCTGATTTTATTGTTAATCCACCAGCAAATGTAGTGAAAGATGCTGATGCATTAGCAAAATATATTACGTTTCAAAGTGAACTAGGCGGTACAGGTAAAGCAATACAAACAATAGCAAACAAACCAGTTGTTCGGTATTTTTTACCGTTTACTAAAACACCAATTAATATTGCTAAGTATGCAATTGAAAGAACGCCTGTTGGTTTTATGTTAGGCAAGGTGCAAGATGATATTGCTGCTGGTGGTGTAAGAGCAGAAATGGCGTACGGCCGTATGGCAATGGGTACAACATTTATGGGTGCAATGATGACGTTAGCACAAATGGGTTATCTTACTGGCAATGGTTCACCACACAGAGGAATACAATTACAATTAAAAGAAACAGGGTATCAAAAAAATAGTTTTAAGCTTGGTGATACGTATTACAGTTATTCTGGTTTTGATCCCTTTGCAATGTTGATTAGTATGTCGGCTGATGTAAGTGATTTAGTGTCAGGTAATTATATTAAACAACAAGACTATGAAGAAATAGTAACAGGATTTGCGTATGCGTTAGGTGCGAACCTAACAAATAAAACATACATGGAAGGCATGTCAAACTTTATAGAATTATTATCAGATCCAACAAGACATGATGAAGCTAATGTTAATAAATTTTTAAAAAGTTTTGTTCCACGAATTGTGGCTCAAATTAATAGAGGAGGAATACCTTTTATTTATGAAGGTGATCCAACAAAAAGACAAACAGACATGGGTGGAAGTGGAGGTAATGTGTTAGTTTATTTACAAAATAAAATAGCATCTATTAAATCACAAGTACCGTTAATGTCTGAAACATTAGAACCATCAATAAGTTTTTGGGGTGAAGAAATAGTTTATGATGATGCGCTTGGGCCTAACATTGTTAGTCCAATTATGCGTACCAAAGTAAAAGACAATCCTGTTGCTGAAGAAATGGTTAAACTAAAAATGAACATGGGTGATCATTCAGATAATTTTGCTGGTGGTATTCCATTTTCTAAAAAACCAAAAGTTATTAACGGAGAAAAAATTGATAGCGAATATACCATGTACAGAAAGTATGTTGGTAAATTAGCATACCAAAATGTTTTAAATTTAATACAAGATTCTGGATACAATGAATTATCTAGAGGACAAAAAATAAATAGAATTGAACAACAAATATATTTTGCAAGAGAAGTTGCAAAAAATTGGATGATGACATCAAGCCCGTATGCGGGAACATTACAAGATTTATTTATGGAAAGTCAATTACTGAAAGCTAAAGAACAATGACAATATCAACTACTACGGTTAAAAATAGTTATAGTGGAAATGCTTCTACTACAGCGTTTGCGTATACGTTTAAAATTTCTGATGATGACGATATCGTTGTTATTATTAGAAGTGCGGCGGGTACAGAAACCGTTAAAACAAAAACAACACACTATACGGTGGCCGGTGTTGGTAATTCTTCAGGTGGCACAATTACGTTTACGTCAGGCAATATACCAGCTTCTGGTGAAACTGTTTTACTTAGACGTGAAAGTTCTAATACGCAAGCAACGGATCTTGTAGAAAATTCACCGCTATCTGCTGAAACATTAGAAACAGCATTAGATGCTGCGGTAATGAATATTCAAGAGTTACAAGAAGAAGTAGAC